ATCCATTGTGGACATGAGGCGTACACCGGAATCTTCAAAGCAATACAGTTCTGTTGGTTCGGTGATGGTTTCGTTGAGAATTTCTCCTGCCCAACCCATGAGTGGGCCTTCAAGGATTGTGCCTCGACGCATCGCATCGTTTTGTTCTGTTGGCACAGGGGGTGTGGATGCCAATAGTTCTACCGCTAGGTCAGCTGGTGTGGTGTATTTGTGTTCACCATGAATTGCTGCGGCTACTGATGCGGTGATTCGTTTCTCACCTTTTTCGTTTGCCCAACGTAGGTTAAGCCAGTCTTGGCTGCCGTGTGTTGGCTTGGGGATGGTGTGTAGATTCTGCATTGTTCCTCCTATGGTTGTGCAGTTGTATTTGTAATCTAGGGGTGTGACACGGTTACTGTCAAGTCAATCGCTTTCATGTCACGGACCATCGCTACAGGGATATGTATAGCGTGGATGCCTTCTTCTTTGCAAATGGTTTGCCAAACAGTCACATGGTTATCTTTGGAACCTGGTTCACCGACTGGTACTAGGAACCCTACAGTGTCTACGAGACATTCACCATCGTCCTCATAGGACTGCATATCTAGCCAGCCACCTTCGGACAGATGGGTGTCAGCCCATTGGATGTAAACGACGGTTCTATTCATCAAAGTCATCGGGCTTTTCTCCGCAGTCAGGGTTACGTGGGATCACCCCACGATATACGCATGGGCATAAACGTGCGTCTGTCATAGGACTTCCAGATCAGACCAGTTCCGTTTGTCATGGCGACCCACTAGCAGCGTGAGCGTACCTGGGGTAGACCAAATACCTTTAGAGTCAGCGAACCACTTTGATCCACCATCCATTGACGGGCATTGGATACGGGTGTATGCACCATGATCGGTGACTTGCAAGTGATGTTTGTGGGCGGTGATCCACAGGTCAGGTTCGCGTCCTTGTTCACGCAGAATCATTATCGACTGTGAGTTCAACCATTCAACTTCTTTGCCGGTGATCTTGTGGCCGTGAGCGAACGCAAGTTTGACATCGGATAGCACTTTGGTTGTGACCATCTCATCGTGTGGGATAGTCCATTCAAGGTTCGGTATCTGTGTGTCAAGGATTCGGTACAGGACATCCATCAGGAATCCACCAGCGTTATCTGAGTCTGATGTTACGGCTTTCCCGTTTCGGCGTGTCCACTCCCCGTGGTTGCATAGCACACCAACAACATCCAACACATCAACAAGTGATGCGATAGTGCTGATGCCTTTAGCGAACAGGTCTGCACCGAGTAGCAACTGTTCACGTTGGGTGAGTTCCACGGTAAAGAGCTGGCTCGCATAGTTCCCATCGCATCCTTCAAACGGATCACCCATGTTCACTAATGCAGCACCCTCAATGTTTCTACCTTTACGGCGAAGGTCATGGAGTTGTTGAACTGTTTTCTCTAATGATTCCAGCACCCGTTCGACTGTTGCTTCGACACCACCGCCAGCAGATTTGCCGAGTTGCAGGTCAGCCCAGTTGATTACGAACGTGCATGGTGGCTCATCGGATGGTTTGTTTACGGGGCGTTTAGGTTGCTTCCATTTGGAAACCTTCTGTCGTAACGCCTCAATATCTTCATCAGGTAAAACCCTGTTTGCTTTGCGACGGAACCTGGCACGATACGAGTACAGCCATGCAACATCTCTGTCACCGTTCTCTAAACGCTTAGAGGTCTGCCACTTAGACATTCGTACTGTGTCATCAACAACTTCAAATACGGTGGGGTCTAAACCGAAACCAACAAGTATTGCTGTCCAGTCTGATGTGATTGGTGTGGGTAGAACACCGGTAGAAATCTCACCACCATCGGGTGTTACTTCTGCCCATGCACGCTGGTTCTCAGGCGGTTGGGATTCCTCGTTCAATTCATCCTTTAATGACATGAGCGAATTCCCCTCGACGGTACTTGTTGATTGAAGATGCGTCTAAGTCTATTCCGCGCCTCTCCAATACCTTGCTGATTGTCGGCGCAGGGATCGTGTAATCGTCTAACGCTTCGACAAGTTCTTTACGATCTGTTTCATCCATGCTTTCAAGTACACGTTGGATTCTTGGGACACGGCCTGACGGTGTGCTTTCCTCAGATCGTATTTCACTTAACAGACTTTGCTTTGCGGGCTTGTTCAACTCTTGCTCCCTCTATGAGTTTGTTTATCTTTTCGATAACTTCCCATAGTGCGTCAGCTTGATCCCTCCCAGGATTTGATTTCAAGAGACAGTCACGCACCAAAGTTAACTCAACGGTAGTTAATCCTTTTGCCATTTGCAAGCACCTTTCTTTGGGTGCTTCACCCTAGTGCTTGGTGATGTGTTCCGTCAAACGGTCTGAAACCTTGTCCACCTTGTCCTCGGTACGGTCTTGTGCGCGTCGCATCAAACGCAACATAGCCATAACGGTGTCATGGTCTTTACGGTTCTCTGCTTTGAAACGTTGGATGACTACGGTCAGCAGACCGAAAGCACCAGTAACAGCAGCAGCAAGAACGAGAGCGATCCCAGCATCCACATCAGACTGCTTTACTCGCAAGCCAATCAAGGACTCGCTGAGGTTTCTTATCACCGGCAACATAACGCAAATGCCACGGCTCTGACGGGACTACTTCCCAAGAGAAACCAAACGACACAGCGTTCTTCTTCAACCATTCTAAGCGTGCACCGTTAGCGTTAGCAATGTCAATGGCAATCCCGAGGTTATGCTTCGAGGTACCAGGCACCGCCAACATCGCCATCTTCGGCTTCAGATACCATGCTTGTCCTTTGTAGACACGTGGCTTCTGACCTGCGATTACGTTTGTGGTGTATCGCTGGTAGAACCCGTACTCTTGAACCGCAAGTGTGCGATATGTGTCCGCTGGGCTACTCGGAGACAAGTCAATTCCTTCAGCGTTTGCTGCCGCATCCATCGCTTCGTATGCGTCTGCTGCACAATGGTGCAACTTTCCTTTGCCTTCAATCTTGCGGAGAAGTTTCTCAGGGAGTTCACCAGGCTTCGCGTTCTTAAGGCACGAACAGAGGGTGACGGGGATGATCGGAAGGTCATTGTTTGCCTTCTTCTTTTTCATAGCCATTATTCGGCTACTTCAGGCTTAGCCTTAACTGCACCCGTAAATGCGATTTCGATTTCTTCTTTGGTGAGTGAACCATCAACGCTGAAACGCAACAACTTCTCAACCACTTGGGCGCAAGCCATGATGCCTGCAAGGGCTGCCGACTTCCACAGGTCTACACCAATCAAAGCACCACCAGCAACAGCAGCCAATGCGCTTGATCCGAATAGTGCGAAGATGCGGAAGATGATGTTTTGAAGCTTTGCCATGTCTAGTCTTTCTTGGAGAGGGTTAGTGACGAGTGTACCAAAACGACTATTCCGGTGATCAGGGTTGCCTGTCGGAGTGTTGGGCCTGAGAGGGTGATGAGAACCATGCCTGTACCCGCCCATGTCCATGCGTTATCTGCTAGGTAGTCCAAGAACTTTCTCATCAGCGTCTAATTCTAGTACCTGCGGCGGCGAGGGTTATCCCTGCTGTGACTGCGATGAGGGTGCGGCGTTCCCCGACAGGGATGTTTGAGCCGGTGGGCGTGTAGTCGTCCAAGCCTTCACCAAAAATGTCGATGGTGTCCTCGAATTCTTCACGGATTTCGGTAGGTGCATCTTGTACTGCGGCGATAAGTTCTTCGGTTTGTGCATCGGATAGTTCGGCTACGTCTAACGCCTCAAAGATTTGTTGCGCCTGCTCGGTGCTAACTATTGCAAGCACTTCAGGGCTGGACGCTAGGGCTGTTGCCTGCTCTTCGGTTGGTTCTTCAGCGAGTAGGGATTCAATGACCTGTTCAACCTGTTCTGTACTGAGTTCGGCTAGGGCTTCTACAAGGGCTTCTGTGGTTTCTGCCTCTGCTATTAGCGAATCCACTTCCTCGTCGCTTAGAGGGGCTTCTAGGGGTGTCTCAGGGGTTTCTGGCAGGGTTGTGTCCACGACTGGTTCTTCGCTAGTGTCAGGGGATGGCTCAGGACTTGGTTCTTCTGGTGTGGTTGTTTCTTCAGGAAGCGTCACCTCTGGCATGGCTTCCTCTACTGCTGGCTCTGTGGTGTCTGTCTCGTCTGGTTCAGGCTCTTCAGGAACGGAAGGCTCAACAGGTGTTGGCTCGGATATTTGAGGCTGTGTAACAGGTGTTGGAGGCGGCGGTGGTTGTGTTGTGGTCGTTGTTGATTCTGTTGTTGTTGTTTGGGGTGCGGAAGAAGTACTAGTCGTTGTTGACGTGGTACTAGTTGAGTTCTCCACAGAAGTTGTTGTTTCGGGAACCGTTGTCGTGGTTTCTTGAACTGTCGTAGTAGTCGGGTTGGTGACAGGGACAGTCGTTTCGGGGACAGTAGAAGTAGTAGTCGTCGTTGTCGTTGATGTCGTGGATGTGGTTATAGATGCCCATAACGACAGGTTACTAATAGTTAAATGACCTGGCGCACAACAGGTGTCAGTCGAATACTGACGGAACGTGAACACATCACCCTCTTCAACGGGTACAGACAGTTCACCCGTCGCATTGTTCTGTTGTGTAAGCAAGGTGTATACGCCGTTAATGCCGTACTGTGGCGGGTCATACACCCAACCATCCGTCGTCTGATACGCCCACTCAAAATCTATTGTGTCTACATCGGCGGGGATTGTGGTTTCAATTTTTACCCAATGAGCAGCACCAGAACACCCACCTTGGTCGGGACCATGCAGGATGATGGTGTCGTCTATGACTTCGATTGAACCTGATGTTGGGCAGGATTGGCTGTATGTCCATTCACCGAGGGTGTCGGCTTTAGCAGGTTTCGCGAATAGCGCGAACAGTACTGCGGGGATGATGATTAGATAGCGGGTGTTTCGACCCATGCCAGAGTTTCTTCATCCCAAATGAATGACCCCTCTGGTTTTGGTGTTGGTGCTTGCCAATCGTTGTTGCTGTCTAACGACCATGATGCGTATGGTTGTGGTGCTACGAACTCGTCAGCATCAGCATCATAGGTGTAGTCAACGCCAGCGTATTGTTTGCGAATACGGTTGTTGTAACTGGTCTGAACCCATGTGCCACCAAGAAGGTTGTTACACCACTCTGCACCGTTGGCTTCGTGTTCGTCTGCGACAACGATTACTCGTATGACTTTGTTGTTTGAATCTATTTCTGCAAAATGTGCCATGTTCTCATCCTATTGGGTATCTGATTATTACTATGCCTGAACCGCCTGCTCTTGGACCGTCACCGTCACCACCACGACCAATGTTGTCTGGACTAACAATATTGCTTGCACCAGTCCAACCGCCACCATCACCTCCACGAGAACGTGTAACAGATGTTCCTGTGATTGAACTTGCTACACCACTACCACCGATGCCTGTTGTTGAACTTGACTGCCCCGCGCTTCCTGCGCCACCACCACCAGCAGCAGGGTTCCAACCAGCAGACATACCAGCACCGTCATATCCTTGACCAGTTGTTCCAGAACCACCGCTTGCAGCCCCAAAGTCTCCTGCACCACCACCTGCACCACCGTTACCACCGTTACCACCGTAACGAACGCCACCATAACCGCCACCAGTAGAAGTAATTGTTGAAAAAGTACTTGACCCACCTTGCGAACCAAGTGCGCCACCTGCACCAACAGTAACGGTGTATGAAGTTCCAGCAGTTAAAAATAATGGCGATTCAGCAGAAGCACCACGACCAGATGACTCACCAGAGACAGAAGAACGGTAACCGCCCGCACCGCCACCGCCTGCTTGTTCGGCTGAGCCTTGAGCACCACCACCACCAGCGACAACCAGATATTCAACAGAAGCAAGAGAAGCCTGCGGGGAAACAGTCAAAGTTCCAGTAGATGTGAACTCATGGACCTTATAAAAAATGCCGTTTGCAGAAACATACGATTCGGTTCCACCTGAAAGGACAGACTGTAAAGGATACTTTGATGAATCTTTTACATACTTGCTAACCCGTGTTCTACCGCCACGCATTATCTAACCATCGCTTTCAAAAAATATGTCATGCTATTTCCTTATGCCACAAAAGAAAACGTACCAGTTGAAGTAAATGTATGAACACGATACGGGCCAACTGTTGTGACTGTTCCACCAACACCGTTGATTGCCATACCGATTGGGTAACGCAAAACAATGATTCCCGACCCACCAGCACCAGAGGTCGAGTTGCTTCCAGTATTCCATGCACCACCACCACCACCACCACCAGTGTTAGCGGTTCCAGCCGATGCAGTATTGATAACTGTTCCTGCCCCAGAAGAAACACCACCAGAACCAGCACCAGTTCCACCGATACCACGATTTGCGGATGTTGCGGATGACGTGTTCAGGAATCCACCGCCACCACCTGAACCATAAACTGAACCAGTACCAGTAATCAAAGACATAAGACCTTCCCCACCTGTGCCACCGTTTGCCCCTGCTGCCCCACCAGTTGCACTTTGTCCACCACCACCACCACCACCAAACGCTGGAGATGACGACACACCCAAACCACCATTACTACCCTGACCCGAAGTTCCTGTACCAACTGAACCTGTTTGCGATGCACCACCACCTGAACCGCCTGCACGACCATTAACAACTGAACTTGCACCGCCGCCACCACCGTAAGTGGCAGTCAGTCCAAAACCAGTACTGCTTGTACCGTCACCACCCTGACTTAAATTAGTG